AACCATACTCAAAGAATGAGTTTTTTGTCTATAATCTGAGTCTCTAGAATATCCAGCTTTCAGTTCATCAAGGCTTACCTCAATCTCTTGACCATTTACTTTTAATTGGTGGAGACTAGGTTCTTGTGATTCTGTTTGTGTTTCTTCTGTTACCTCAGTATTTTCAGTTTCCTGCTCAACTGGAGCTGCTTCAGACTCAGCTTGGCTCTCTGGAGTTTCCTGTGTCTCAGTACTTACAGGCTCTGAAGGTTCTGCTTTAGTTTCAGTTTCTTGTTGATCTTTTGGATTCAATAATCCTGAAATCTTTTCAGCAGCACCATCTATATTGGTTGTTTCTGACATATCGTTCCTTTCATGGTTGACGAATTTGAAGTTGCGTTAGCTTAACTTCTTTTATTTAGATTATCTAACTCGTCCTGAGTTAGTTTTCCACTTGTCATGATACTTTGTAAATGACCTCTGATTTTGTCTACAAGATTGTAGGCTACCCAAAGATATGTACGTTTATCATCTTCAGTGAATTTTGTATTAAAGATTTCTTGTTTATATATTTCAAGAAGATCTTCAAATGCTGTCTTTAGAAGGGGATCGTTCAGAAGTTGTTCTGCTCTCTTGCCCTCCCTGATCTGTTTTTCCTTGTCCATTGTTAAAGAATTGGTTTTGTCCTCTTACTATTTCTTTCATCAAGTCACCTGCTTTATTTAGATCAGTTTGTTCTAACATTGATCTACGTTTCAAGTTGGCTTCATCAATTTTGCTACCATATTTTAATTCAAGTTCTTTAATTTTCAACTCAAAATCTAACATAGATTGTCTCATTCTTGCCTCAATTTGTTTTATATCAGTTTCAGCTTTTAGCTGTGCTCTCTGATTTTCACCTTGTACCTGTGCTAGAGTTACTTTTTCAAACTCTGTTGGAGGCTTAGGTGGTAATTGTGGCATTTGAGATGCACCAACGTCAGGATCCATAAAGAAAGGTTCTACACTATTTAGACCTGCATGTTCAACTAATTTTTTCAAAGAATTGTATATATTTCTTAAATTAACCATTGGTCCATATACATTCTGTTGAAGATTAATAGCTTCCATTTGTCTTTGTAAAATAGCATTAGTTAAGATTAACTGTTGTTCTTTTGAACCAGAACCCAATCCTACTTGGACTGTAACATTAATTCTATCTTTCCATTCGTAAGGTCTCATTGGTATATACTTACCTCTGATTCTTACAATCTTTTCTTTTTGTTGATATTTACATACCAACTCAAACATTTTAAGTGCTAGATCTCTAACACCTGTTTCTGCAAATATTCTAGCAATCAACTCCATTCTCATTTGAGATTGAGTCAATACTTGGTTCATACCTGTTGCAGTTTTATTATTTAATGAATCTGCATTTAATCCTTGTGATGTTCTAGTTACACCTGTTCTACTTTCTTTTACAGAATCTAGATATGATAACATACCACTAGCTTGTTCTGTAATAGGTTGTGCTTGTATAGGCATCATTACATTACTAGGTGGTTGTTTTGTTCTTACTATTCCTCCAGGACGATTAGTTAATAAATCATCCATAGCTACTTGACCATCTTGTATTGCAACTCTGTTATTATTAGTTAGATACATGTTATCTAACATTTGTCTCATAACAGTAGATTTAATTAATTGTATATCTTCTACTAGCTCTGCAATAGATCTACCATGAAATCTGTGAGGCATGATAACTGGTGTCATAGATATAAATGGCATTGTATCCATTTCTTCTATACTTAATAATTTTTTAGAATCACCTGCAACACAAATCTTTACAAGCTCTGCTTTACCATCATCATTTAGATCCATTCTTACATAACACTCATGTAGTAATACATCTTGTGTAGATTCATCACCATCAGCTTCTCCATGTGAGAAATCTATGTTTTGATGTCTAATAAATTTATCTTCTGTAAAATAATCAGGATCACCAGTTGGTAGAGAATCTACTACATCTCTATCATATCCCATTTCTACTAATTCAGTTTTAGTTTTATTTGTTCTATGACAAACAAAGTTTGCTGTATCAATAGACTTACATCTTCTTTCAATTAAAAATTCTTCAGGTGGTATTGGATCTATTCTTACTTGTCCATACTTTCTAGTTCTATGTATTACAACATCGTGTAATTTTATTTTATCTAATTCTTCACCTCTATCATCTACGATAGGTTCATCATATTCAGTATGTTCTTTTGCTTCTACTTCTGAATCTGCAACAAGATCATTAAATTCATCATCTGTTAATCTTGTATATTGTTCTCTTTCAGTTTTTTCTGAATTATCCCAGTATATTTTTAAGATACCATTTTTTTGAATCAATGCATCTTTGAATGCTGTATATAATGCTGTAAATCCATTATTCTGTTTATAGAATATATGGTTCAAATAATCTGAAGCTTGTCTTGCCATTTCTTCATCTTCTGGTCCAACACCTTCACATGAGAAAACATTGTCTCCTGCTGTAAAGATTTTCATTAATGAAGGCATTAAGCTTTCAACTGTATCCATTACATCATTAGAGATTACTTGTGATCTACCTTCTTGTTCATTACCAAGAGGCATACCTAAATAATATTCTAATGATTTCTTTCGTCTAGCAACTAGCTCACCACCAATATAACCTGATGCATTGTGTATTTCTCTGCTAACTATTGATAATATTTCTTGTTCTGATTTTTTCATACTACATATTTTGTATCTACATTAATTGGTTTATCCCATTCAGTTGTATCTAATGGTTCACTTACACATCCATATCTAAAACTATCTGCTGCGTGTGAACACCAATCGTGTAGAGGTTTATTTTTAAACACTTGGTTTTTCTCATCCCATTGTTTTCTATACTGACGTAATGCATCTAAACCTTGTTTACATTTTTCTCTATCAAACCAACAATATTTAAGTGTATTACGTACTGATTCAATTCCATGATCTACTTCAAGTTTCGGTGCTACTTGAAAATCTAATCCTAATTCTGATGCTACTTCTAATCTAGACTTTCCAGTACCAAGTTCTCTTGCTTGTATATCATGTGGAGCTATATGACAAGAATAAGCATAATCTTTTTCTGTCAGTATATCTACATAATGTGCTAATGATTCACCTGAGTTTTCATAGTAATCTATAAGATGTACTTCTTCTCCAACTCTTTGTGCAAACCATATTGAAGTTGAATCACCTATCCCCAGATCCCACCACGTTTCCACACCTACATTATCATCTACAGGCACGTAGCCGATTCTCCCATCTTTGTCGGCTTTCGTTATTAGTCGACCATAATAACTTCCTGACACAGCAGCTGTAAAAGAACATTCAAATTCTTGTTCATACTGCTCAGGTGTCATGATAGAACGTGCCTGTTCCAGTTCCTCCTCTGGAATAACTTGTGTGTCAGAAGAACGATATAATTTACCATACCATTCTTTATGACCACGCTGTGCAAAATCATATACTTCCCAGAATTGATTATGCCCCATTGGTGTACCGATAAATAAAACCCATCCTAATTTATCAGCAACAGCTGGTCTAATAATCTCTGTCCATACTCTAGGAGACATGATTGCGTACTCGTCCAGGACAACGCCATCAAATCCCATACCTCTTATTGAATCAGGATTATCTGCACCAAAAATTTGTATTCTAGAACCATTAAATAAGTCGATTCTAAGTTCAGACTCGTTTCTACTTCCACCCCATGTCATTAAGGGTCTTGTATAAAATTTTAAATATTCCCAAGCAATAGATTTACCTTGTCTATAAGTTGGAGCTATGAATGCACATAAAGCTCTAGGTTTACCTGCTGCTGTTTTTATTAATTCGTTTATTGATAAAACTGATTTACCAAATCGTCTATGACAAACCAAAACACTAAATCTTTTTAAATTGTTATGAACTTCTTGTTGGTATGGTCTTGGCTTATAAGGTACTTCTATTATTTTAACTTTCTTTTTGCCATTGGACTTTGATTTCGATTGGCTCATCTGTTCCTATCTTAGATGTTGTATTAGCTAGTTTTGGATGAACATAAGGTGCAGCTTTTTCTGCTGCATACATTTTACGTTCAGGCGAACTTGCAGGATTGTTTAACACAGATAATAAATAATCTAAAGGAGAATGTTGATACTTCTCTGCCATGTCTTCCATAGACTTCCAAAGTGTTTTAGACTTTGAACCTAATGGTCTACCAGCACCTTCTCTTTTACCACCATGTTTAGATTTATCTTCCATTATAGTACAGAGATTCCTTTCCTATTAAATTTTTTTGTTGCAGTTCTTTTGATAGGCTGCTCACCAAGTTCTCTTTTAAATTGTCTAACAATACCAGCACCACCAGCAAAGGCTAATGTCAATGGACTAATAGCTGTTTTTCCTACAAACTTTATACCTTTAACTGTACCCTTTTTAAGAAAGTCCTTAATAGGAGTTTTCTTCTTAGGTGTTTTCATAAAGTTTCTGTCGCCTGAGTATATTTTCATTATTTTTTCTTCTTTTTCTTTTTCATTTTAGACTTAATGATTTTTTTTTGTAATTCTTTTGGTAAAGTTTTTTGCTTAGCTGTAAGCATTGCTTTACCCATCATTCCATGTTTCATTCTTATTACCTCATCTTTTTAACTTTTTTACCCATTTTTTTAGCAGCTTTCTTAGCAGCCATTTTACCTTTTTTAGTATATGGGTATTTTTTCTTTCCAACCATTGGCATAGTGTTTCTCCTATCTTTGTAACAAGCCTGATTGAGCAGCTTGTGCAGCATTAGGCATAGGCATTTGCATATTTCTACGTTTGCCCATTTGTTGCATCATAGGGTTATTGGCTTGTTGTAATAAACCCTGCTGTTGTTGTTTAGCGATTTCAGGCATTAGTTTTGCCCTAACAATTAATGCTAACTTCTGAGATTCTTCAGGAGTCAGATTAATCATATCATCAGCTAATTTTTCTAGTCTTTTACTCATTAACAATTCCACTTTCTTAATGCTTTGTTTATTCTACTATTCGGATCTCTTGCTGTTTTTGCAGATGTAAGTTTACGTTTCATACCTTTCATTCTAGCACAAAACGACTTACGTCTAGCAGCACGTTTTCCTTTTGGATTCTTTTCTGTAACTGCCATGCTGAGCTTAGATCCAGGATTAGCTCGTCTATATGAAGCTATGCCTTTTCTATTCAAACCCCCACTTTTGGATTTGCCTTCTTTTCTTTGCCATGCAGGTGTTTTCCT